ATTGTATTGTATGTTGTTTTGTTAAATCTCGGTCCATTAAAAAATCGCGGGATAATTCATCGTTTTCTAAATAAACAAAGTTTTTCAATTCATCTTCGTTCATATCACGAATTGATGGAAAGTGTTGTTCACCATTTGATGTGAGTTTGGCTGTAAACTCGTCTGGTGTATTGTTTATTTCACTTGACAAGTCGTTTTCTTGTTTCAAACCCGTAGGAATTTCGTCTTGTATTGATTTCATAAACTTGTCGACAATTGTATTTTTTATCTCCATTTACAATGTATATAGATTATTTTTGTTTCGTTATATGACTATATAATTTATACAATTCATTTAAAGAATACCTATCATAAATAGTATATAACAACCCGACTTATCGAGTTTAGTTTCCATTATCATGGCAGCATTTGAAAAAACACTTCCACCTACTAGTCAGACATTCGAAGATATGATTCAGGATGACGAACCACAGCAACAATCTTATTTAGATGATGAGTTTACTTGTCTAAGTGAGTATGAAGCTTCGATTTCAACAAATGCGAGTGGTTATAAGAATAAGAACAAAACAAAGAGAAATGACCGCAAAGGCGACAAAGTAATCAAATACATTCAAAATAAAAAAGTGGTGATTGAAATGTTTTCTAGTTCAGATACGACGGGTGCATCAATCAAAAGTGCTACCGATGGTATTGTGTATACAGGTATTACTGTTGGAAGTTTTGGCGAGAATCTGTTTTTCAAAGTTCGTAATACTACTTCTAAGGATGGCATCAAATCATATTATTATTCGTCACCTGAAGAGTATGAGAGACACACTCTGAATACCATTACTGACCATATCAAACAAACGTGGGCAGAAAAGTATGCTCATGCTAGTTCCGTTCTTAAAATGAATGTTTAAAATATTAAAATCATATTATCTACTTATAGTATAATATGACTTATACAAATATTCCACCAATTAGTTATATATTTGTTGGTATTACCACTGCAATTCTATCATATGTAACTTGGGCGGAATTACAAGAAGAAGTACAACCAGAAATTCAAGAAGAAACTCAAACAAAAGTTCAAGAAGAAGAAACTCAAACAAAAGTTCAAGAAGAAGAAACCCAATCAAAAGTTCAAGAAGAAGTAACTCAAACAAAAGTTCAAGAAGACGAAACCCAATCAAAACAAATGTTGATGGGTGGAAAAAAAAGAACAGCCACAAAGAAAAAACGTAATCGAAGAAAAAAACAAACGAAACATAAAAAATTGAAGACTCGGTAATTGATTTATTATATGTATCATATAAGCAATCAATCATGAATACAATACACGAATTTAAATCTAATTTCATTGAGAATTTAGAACAAACCGTGTTCGAAGCAACTTCAAATGTCCCACTTACCCGTGTGTATATATCCATTGGAAGTAAGTTGAATGAAAAACAAATAACTACCACACAACATATGCACTGGTATTCGAACGCATCAGAACAAATGTGTCCTGTATTTCTATATGATTCTGATAGAAATCCAGATATGAATACATTAATCATCATTATAGACAGTTTTAATGCGGTTGAATATAACAACAACGAACGCCTTCTAACGAACCGATTAAAAAATGTAAAACATACTCATATTGTTATATTTAATACGATGTGTACTGAGAAGTTATTGTTTCATTTTATAACCTATCTAGCACACATGTGTAAGCAAAATCAAATTTCTTCGCGCAACTTAATGATATGTAACTATGCGAAGTTTGCGACTCTACCTAATCAACAAGAACGATCCCAAAGTGTCTTTATTTCACCATTGATACATAAGCTCTTGAATAAGACGCGCGATTACAAAGAATGTTTGTATGAATGGTTTGGTTACGACTATTCTATGTACAATTTTGTTTACAATTATCAAAAATCATTCAATCTACAAGACACCAATGGATACCATATATTGAAAAAAATATTACGTAATTCGCCATCATCGCATATATATCAAATGAAAATATGTAACATCGAAGCTCGTGAATTTTGCGAGTTTATATTTGATATTACCAAGTATAATGATACAAATCTACATGCATTAAACGTTCCGGTTAAAGAATATTTACATTAATTCTTCTTTACACCTTTCAAAAAAAGCATCCAATTCGCTTTTTTCTGAACCACTATATACATCATCTGGAACATACGTATCACTTCCTTTTTGATAACAAATTACACTCGGTATACTTTGCACCATTTTTTTGCTTTTCATGTATGCATACACATCAAAGCATTCATCTATATCTAAGATAACACATTGAATATTATCGGGCATATTTGCGAAATGATTTTCTAAATCCTTCTCTATTCTTTTGCATGGAGCACACCATTCAGCACCGAATTTAATAAATATTAATCCCGGATTGCTGGGCAATAATTGAAGAAGTGCTTGACGAGACTCTATCTTATGAATAATTGGAAGAGGCATCACTATTCTATATTATGAGAAATGTTATTCTCCTTTTTGTAAAAAACAATGTAAATAATTTTTTTGAAGTCTATGTATATGAGTTATGGATTTAGCCAATACCCACAATTTAGATGTGAACATGTATTCGTTAAAAGAAATCTTGGATTTGTTTCATTTAGATTATGATATATCAATAGAAGATTTGAAAAGAGCAAAAAAACAAGTGTTATCTACACATCCAGACAAGTCGAGATTGTCAACTGACTACTTTTTATTTTTCAAAAAAGCATTTGATATAGTCCTCCAATTCTACAATAATCAACATAAACAAGATGCCGATACAACCCGCACGAGTACAGTATATTCAACCGATGGGTACAAAAACGATAACAAACATACAACAACCCATATGCAAAAACTTGTGCGAGATATGGGAGAGTCCAAGTTTAATAGTCAATTTAACCAGTTATTCGAAAATAATATGGTGAAGAAGTTGGATAAAGAGAAAAATAGCTGGTTTACAAGTGAGCAAGAAGCCTATGAAATAAATGAACGCGTCAATGCAGGAAATATGGGACAAGTAATCGACCGAATCCGAGATAATCAACAGTCGCTCGTAAAACATAATGGCGTGCAAGTATTATACTCAAATAATAATACTAACAATAACTTTCATGACGAAGAAGATGATTCCTATGTTGTATCTGACCCATTTAGTAAATTAAAATTCGATGATTTACGAAAGGTTCATAAAGACCAGACAGTGTTGAATGTAAGTGAACGTGACTATAATCATGTTAAAAAGTATGCGTCAGTTGACCATTTCATGCGTGATCGTGGAAGTCAGTCGTTGACACCTCTCGAAAAACAAGAAGCAGAACGAGTACTACAAGCACAAGACCGAACTTATCGTGAGCGTATGATGCACAAACAATACGAATCAAATATGAAAACAAGTCGCTATGAAGAAAAGAATAAGCGCGTTATGGCGAATTTCTTACGTATCACTAATAAATAACTGGATGTACTCATTACTTTTTGGTCTGTTGTTGATATGTCATTTTTTGTAGTGCTAACATTTTTTGTTGTTGCTTTACATACCACTCTTTATCCATATCAAGCATTAATGCGTCATAATTGACATTTCTATTTTCAATATCGCTATAACTCTCATATTGGCTTACTGTCGGAGGTGTAAGCATTAACCACATATGTTTCTGTTGGAGTCTTTTCCAATATATATCTAATGCAAACTCGCGTCCATTTTCTGGATGTTTCATTAAGTTTTCGGCACTCTCTTTAAAATTAGTTATCAGTGTATCATAAAAATGTTTTCGCACTATATATCCAGTAGTTGTTTGACAACTAAATACACGAGAACAGAAATCGGTTAACTTTTGATACGGAGGAACATTATTTCCACCAACAATTAATACATCCCATTTTATATTCTCATGGATATGGGTTTGAAATAATTCGAAATTTTCCTTCAATTTCTGTGGGTCTAAGAATGTAATATCGTCTTCGCAGATAAATACATATTCATATTCCCTCTTCTTGGCTAATTGTAAACATTTAATATGACTCATTGTGCAACCAATCGCACCATGTTTGTTTTTTATGGCGGATACTCGTTCGACTTGCATGTTCATTTTATCGAATTCGTTTAATGCATGGTCTAGTCTATCAACTCGTTCGTCCAAGTTAATAAAGAGTGTGTGTTTAAACCAATCCATTTCTATTATAATATATACAGTATATTCACTTTATATATTTTTGTTGGTCAATTTACAAACTATTTGATTGTCATTATTCGTCTGACTTTTCCGATTGTTGGTCAAGTTGTTTGATTTTATTTGCATTTTCGCGTAGATATAATATATCTTTTTCTATACGACTCATTGTTAGTGTATGACTTTCGACTTTGTCCATCAATTCTCGTTTCAGTACATCGTGGTCTCTTTTCAACTCCCGCATGTGTTCCGTTAGTTCTGATATTTGGGTTTTTAATGGCACTTCATCTGACTTGTCATCCACATTATCCTGAGATATTTCTTGTATTTGAACGGTTATATTACTCGATATGTCATTTGTAGGCATAGACACTATTGGATTGACCTGTGTAACAATGCGAGGAGTTAACTCTTTCAACTGTTGTTCTCGTTCGCTTAGGTGTTGATTGATTAATTCATCCATGTTATCAATAATCGTGTCTTTTTCTTTCTCTTTAAAATCGATTTGTTCTGGTACAGGTTTTGCGTTCATTTGTTCGTATTCTTGTCTTTTCTCTTCGAATTGTTGATTGGTTTGTTCTCCGATGTTGTTCGGTACGTATGGAGGGGTTTGTATTTGAGCAGAATAATTGGTTTGCGAAGATTGTGCATATGGGTCGAGCACTCGTTGTTGAGTTTGTGCGTAACTGGCTTGTTGAGTTTGTGCATATGGGTCGATCATTTGTTTCTGAAGTTCTGGTGGAGAACTTTGTACAGGGATTGAATGAACTGATTTCACCATGAAAGTGAGAACATCCTTATTCAAAATGTTCAGTTCTTCCATAGAAAGATTCTGACCTTCGCTTTGCAGATAAAACTTTTCTATAATAGACCGAAACCACTGTTCTTTTGATACATGCGTGTTCTTTTGAAAGAATTCGTTTACATATATATTGTTGTTTACAATATTCCAAATAATCTTTTGGTTCTCGGGATGGACTAAGGCACTCATGAGTATAAGAATATATATAACTTATGTTCATGTTAGTTTTTTATTTTTGTTTGCGCGTTTTGTTTTTATTGTGTCGAGAACCCTTTTTTGATTTATTTTTCTTTTTATTTGATTTATTATTCTTTTTTGATTTTCCTCCCTTTACATCCTTTTCTTCCGGTCTCGCAGATTGAAATGTAATCGTTCTAGTCAAAGAGGGAAAACAGCTATCGGAAGTTCTCAATGGGTCTGGATTAGATGATGTTGTCCAGTCAATATAACTTGAAAGTTGATTCAGATAATAGTCTACCTGTTGTCTCGCAGTTGACGAAGGGAGTGGTTTCTTTATAGACGTAACTACCTTGGCCACATTACTTCTATTTCCACTAAACTCAGATGGAAATACTTTGGATTGAATAATTGTTCCTTTTGATGCATTATTATTTTTAGCGGTCCGTGTATCGATTTCTTGT